TTATTTTTTAATGTACTCGTACCACCAGTTTCTTTCATCCATCCAAGCTGTAATCTTATCAAGCTCGCCATTAGGTAGTACTTCAGTTTGTAAGTAAGCTAAACCATTTAATGGATCAGAGACAACCTTCCCTTTTGTTCCACGCTCATTCATAGCGTTTACAACTTCCTGAACTAATGAAATACCAAAACCACCAGATTTAACATATTGATAGCCACCATTAGCAACAAATTGTCCCGTTTGTTCCTCTCCTGTAAACCAAGATAACGGTTTACTGCCAATTAATTGGTTCAAATCACACTTACCGATACCAGGTACATTACCTGTCTCTGTGTATTGCCAAATATCGCATGGATAAGCTGGTCTATTCCCGCCATATCGAGGAATCCATACAAAATCAGCGTTTACTTTATCCGCCTGGAAATCTTTATATGTATGATGACCAACATATAGACCAACCTTTTTAGCACCTAACTGACGTAATTCATCAATAAAAGCTAATGTTCCAGCTAACATATTCCCCATTGTTTTCACTTCCACATCAGCTACCCAGAACAATGCATCTTTATCTCCACGATTCCAAAAGTCACGAGCTTCTACACGTGCATCATTTTCAGAAACAAATCGACAAAACGCATAGTTACCAAAAGAAATACCACGTTTTTTCATTTCACCCACATAACTTGGATACATATGATCAACTACGTTAGAACCATCTTGTACCCTAGCAATTACTAAGTCTAATTCCCGTGCTGCTACATCCCAGTTAATATTACCATTCCATTTTGAAATATCTACGATATACCCCATTATTGAACATCTCCTTCAAATAGTTTTTGTTTGATTTCTGTTACATCTTTAGAGATAGATCCAAAAGCCTTTGCTTGCTCTTCTATTACTTGTTGGTTTCTATCAATTACTTGTTGATACTTTTCTTCACGTTGCTCATTCTTTTTTTGTGTAGTAAATAGCATCCACACAAATAACGCTGCAAATGCACCTTGTTGAATGACTGAGTTGAAAATTGCATCTTCCACTATTCACATCTCCTTTTCGTGCAAAATAAAAAGACCAACCTATGGTTGCTCTGGTTTATCTTCATTTAATGTTATTTGAGGTTGTTCACCTGTAAGTTTATAATAATCTTCTGCACAGACTCTTTTTACATTTCTTCCTACCTGTAGTTCAAAAAGTCGAGCCCCTCTATTACAAACTTCACACTTCGTTGCAATACGTATACTTAACGTTCCATCAATCGTACCCCAAACTTCCACTTGCTCTTTTTCTTGAAGGCCTGCATAATCCAACATATCATAAGGTATTTGTACCAGAACCCCACCTTCAGTACGTTCCGCATCTACTAATCTCCCCATAAAAGGAGTTCCTTGTATATTGTTATTTTCCATTTATACTTCTCCTTTTATATACCATTCCAAGTTTTCCAGTTACCATCAATGCCCATCGTATAGAATGACCAACCAGATGCACCATTCACATAAAAGATAGATCCATAAGATCCGAATGGTTGTCCTCCAACGTTCACTCCGTAAGCTGATATTTTTCTGTTAAAATAAACATCTGCATTCGTGTTAATTCGAAACTCAGGGGAGGTAACTCCATAACCTAAAAATGTATCTCTATTACCTATAGATAGCGATTGTACAGGAGTATAACCGGATGCAATATTATCGATAGTAGTATCCCAATTATAAACAGCTGGTAAATCACCTTCTACAAGTTGCACACCCGATACACATACAGCCATATTACTTCCGTAATCCCCAGCACCATAAATGTCAAAATAGCAAAATCCATTATCAGGAAAGTTATCAGGGATTGTAAAAGTGTTAGAATAACGAACTATGTTTCTTCCTGGCGCATCATATGCTTTTTCAAATCTTAAATCCTCTACTGGTCGTCCATCTGGCGCATAGTGTCCTGTTATAACCCGTAAACGAGGATAATCGGATACAACATTACCGTTATAAGTTGCTGCACGAAAATGGGCAGATAAAGTATACTTTTTACCCCTTTTCACACCACTATACAAAGGATATCGAATCCAATGCTGAACATTAATACGCATAGCGTTAATCATTTGCTCATAACCGAAATCGGTATAGTTATCTTCGATATACGGTTCGCCCGTTATTCTCCACTCAGGGCTGTGCTGGATTTTTCTCATATTATTCGTTGGTAAATAACATGAAATACTGGAAAACATATGATCCGCAATAAGGTTCTTCTTCGGCATAACAGAATATTTCTTACCGAATTCATCTTCATAAAGAAAATTAGCCATTTTAACAGTAATTCCATTTTTATCAATCGTAACCTTATCACCACTGATTTTAATGACATCAGCATTTATACCTTTTGCAGTGAGCCATTTCACAACGGTATCTGCATTAATATTAAGCTTTGAAACATCTATGGTGATTTGTTCAGCAGTCTGATTGATAGATGAGATAATATCACCTTTTTTGACTGTTGAATTAATTTCATTAGACATTAATGTAATAGAGCCTTCGTGCTTTTCCACCATTGCCTTACTTCCAAATTGACCGTTCGCTTCTGTTTTGGTGTATACATCCGTTTTCTCTGCTTTTAGGCCAATAAGGTTAGATTGCTGATTGATTGTGGTTTCCATTTTAGAAACTTTACTATCAAAATCAGAAGTAGCGACTTTCTTTGCAATTTCGCCTACAAGTTGGTCATAGTTGGCATAGTCTTTCGGATTCTCCATGAAACTAGAAGGTGTAATACCTTGTTGTAATTGTGGCCGAGCTACCCAAAGTCTACCGTTTTTTCTAATAACCACTACGAAACGTATCGTTGTAACACCGGATGCAGGAGCTGGCATAGTTACACTAACAAATTTCCATGATCCATTAGTCAGTAATGGTACAAGTTGTACAACTTTATTCGTAACCCAAGTGGAACCATTGTAAAATTCAATCATTACAAATGCTGTATTATCTATCGTAGCAACTGCATCCGTGTAAAACCATGCAGATAGCACATAATCACCGGAGTTAGGAGATACAGGTAATGATTGATAGAAAGCTGCATTTCTGTCTACTGTTTGCCCAGACGATTCTAATTTAACGGAATTCATACCGTCATGGTTTCTCGCTGTTTCCGGCACAGCTGTAAAGTTACTGCCGTTTGGACCGACACTCCATTTAGCAATACTTGGTTTTCTGCTTGTTACAACTCCTGTGGTAGCGTTTATTACTCGGTCTTCAAACGCAGCATTAGACAGTAAGTTCGTACTTCCTAATCCACCTACATATTCTTGCATTTGAGTATCTGTTACTTTGAATTTGATTTGATTATTCAACTGTGTAATATCACTCGTGTTTTGTTGAATAACCTCTCCTTGTTTGCCTTGTGTTTGAGATAGAGTTGTAATAGTTTGTGAATTAGAATCCGTTGTTTGTTTAACTTGATTCAAGGTAGTTTGCATTGTACCTTGATCTTTTTGAACAGTTGATACAGTAGTTTTTACACCATCCACACTTTTTTCGATTTCAGTTGTTTTCTTGGTAAATTCATCTGATGTAACTTGATCTTGGTAAGCTCGTTTGTATCCTGTCGCAATATTACCTCTTTCTATCTGTACGTTTTTGAAGTTAAGCCACGTGCCATTTGATGTTGCTACGCGTCCGAAATAAATACGAAACATAATAGAAGTGGTGTCATTAGGGATTTTGAATGTGAAACTTCTTCTCTTCCAAATCTTCAATTCTTTGTAAAGTTCGCCAACAAATGCTCTCCAGTTACTACCCTCTGCATTTGTTGCGTAGAACATTTCAAAGTGATAATCGACTGACTCACAATTGATATCAGCAGAGATGGTTACTTCTTTACCAGGTTCTAAACTGTGTAATGATTTCTCATAACCGCCAATTTGGTAAAATGCATCTGTATATCTGTTACATTTAATAGCAAGATGTTTTTCGTAGTATCGAATATCATCAACACCACCAACTTGACTTTCGCCTGGCTGGTCAAACATTCGAGGCTTTTTGTTATCACAAGATGAATTAATAACAAGGTTGCTAACTCCAACATCAATATTCTCAACTTTACTGTTAATTTGTTCCATTCGTTCTTTGGTACGTCCAGCTTCTTCTTTAATTTCAGTTGTTGTCTGTTTAAGTGATGTCGTATCGGATTGTATAGCGGATATCGTTTTTTTCGTACCTTCCACAGTGGATTCAACCGTATTTAATTTATTACTAATCTCAGTATCTTTCTTAGTTAACGATTCAATTGAAGTTTTAAATCCATCCGCGGTTTGCTCGGATTTCGTTACACGTTCAGTGAGTTTCCCTTGTTCATTTTGAATATTGCTAACAGAAGTATTAATACCCTTAATAGTAGTCTCAATTTCTACCGTCTTTTTAGTAAAATCAGTTGTTGTTACTTGATCTTCTGGTGCTGGTGTCCAGTCTGTTACTTTGTTGCCAATTTCTATTTTGGGTCTACCTACTTTTACGTAGTCACCGCCACATTGAATATACACTGCATTCTGTTCTGTTCTTAAGACTTCTATATCCTTAATCGATACAGTCGTACTTATAATACCTTTAAAGTTCATACCATCCGTTATTCTTAACCAAGCGCCGAGATGTTGAATTGAATTATCAGAATATCGTATAGAAGGTTCAAAACCAATTCTATTAGATGGATTAACTCCCATTTTCGCATTTTTAATTTCAACATAAACACTTAATGTAACCTGTTTTCCTTGTAAGTCTTTTAAATCATTTACAAATTTGAAACTTTGCATAGTACTAGGTGGTGATATAAATTTATCAGATTCAAGGACATAGTTTCTTCCACCGACATTTGTGTTATTAACAGTGGTTTCTAGTTCACTTAACTTTTGTTTAGTGCCATTTGCTGTTGTTTCAATTTCATTTGTTTTGTTTTGCAGTTTAGTTAAACCGTCGTTTGTTTTCGTTAGCTCTGACTTCTCCGCTTTCTGTGTAAGAGCTTCATTCGTTTGACCAATAGATGTATTAATATCCTTGAATTTCTGTACGTTCCCTTGTTTATCAGTTTCATAAATTTGTTTACCTATGAAACCATCTTTAATTTCATCTTTCGTATAAACACCAGATTTATCAGCCTTATCTTTCAACTGATTATCAATCCAGGTTTGATCCACTTTGCCATTAACTTGCTTTTGAACATCTACTATTTGTCCAGCTATTTCTTGCGCCTTACCTTCCACACTTTGAACCTTTTGATTTAACTCCGTTTTAGCTGTTTCAATATCTTTCTTAACATCTTTAATACTTTGCTGCAATGGTCCTGTATCTGGAACAACAAGTTCCCAAGCTGTACCTGTCCATATTTTCAAAATACCAGGCTTACCATTACTAATATCACGCCATATTGTTTTATTTGGTTTAAGACCTGTTGTTGGCGGATTAACACTTTCTATGATATCTACAAGGTTCTGCTCCATGTATTCTTGAGTTGATTCCGCTATATCCTTTGCCGCCTTACTTTCTTTTTGAGCTTGTTCGGCTGTCCCTTTTGCTTCTTCTGCTAACTTTTCTAGTTGTTCTAATAGTTCTTTATTGGCTTTATTACCTAAAGAAACAAGTACTTTATTGTATAACTTTCTTAATTCTTCGTTTGGATCTACAATCTCACGATAATCACCAAATACATATTTATCTTGTGAAGGGTCGGTAAATGATTCATCACCAGCAATTACCCTTGCTTCAAGATACAATTTAGGCGTAAATCCAATATCCTTAATTCGGATTGTATCCCCTTCATTAATTAACTCATGAGCCAGGCCAAATACACGTCCAATGGCAACTGCTTCTACATCGTAAGTGATAGAAGTATTAACGCGTTTTGCTAACTCTGTTTTCATCAGAGTCATAAGACGCTGTGGTGTTATATCTTCTTCTGTTTCTGGTGTATAGAATCCGAACTTATGTTGACCACGCTCGTTCCATCTTTGAAATGCGTCACTGTCCACAATGTAAGGTAGACCATTGTTAATGCTCTCAACTGTGATGATGGTGTCTCCTTCTTTTTTTACGAAACCAACTAATGATGTACAAATGTTTTGCGAGTTCTCAACACGCTTAATACCAATTAAATCTTTCCCAAGAGTTACTTCTTTCCCTGTTTCTTGTCCTCGCTTTTTTACCATATCGACATAACGGCTAATGATTTGAGAACCTACTACTTCAGCACGGTATTGTATTTCTAATTCAAACAAGGAAGCTATCTTTTTAAGAAAAGATAATGGATCAATGAATTCATCAATAGTCATAGAACGAAAACTTGCATACTCTATATTTCCTGCCTTCCACTTTGTACCTGACAGAGCTATATTCACCATTTCCATTACTGTTTTGCCTTCTAGTTTTTGTGGAGGAATAATTCCAGCTTTAGCAAGTTGTATCCATTCACCAGATGCATATGCAATTACTGATCTGTCATGAGAATCCTTTTCTGCTTCAGTGATTACATATGGAACAATTCGACCATCACGTACTTCTTTTAACACTAAATTTTGCTGTATGAGTGTTGCTGCATGTTCTGTATTATCAAATACTTTAAACTCTAAAGTATCGATATTATTCTTAATTTCCCAATGGCGTATATCATCCCAATAATTTTTTGGCTGGATATTCGCAACGATTTGTTCTGTTTTAAAATCCACGATATGAAGTATACCGCTAGGTGTCCTCATCTATATCTCTCCCTATATATTACCTTTGCTTTTCCGATATTTGCTGGCATAATTTCTAGTTTGTTTTGTCCCTTAGCGATTGTAGGATAATCACTAAATAAATCTTTTAGATTAATTGCACTTGCACCATTGATACTCACAAGACTTTTTTCCGTATCAATTCGAACTTTATCCCCTTGTTCGATAATGTAAGGAGGGTTATCACTTGTATTTTGGTTTACTTTCCAAATCTTAATATCATCAACTGTTATCGTTTGTGCCGGATCATTATTCCACCATTGCGTGATAGAAAGTTGTATTTGCGCGACTTTATTCATTAAAATCCCATCTGTATCCACCCAACGTGCTTTTGCTCCGGCATCATCTATCTCAGTTCCTTCAGCAAATTTTACAATAAAAAATTCCCACTCATTCCCGATTCGGTATACTTGTAACCTACCGTAGAAGTTATTCCAAGTGTTTGAATACTTACCGCGCGTATTAATCATGGTTTGTTCTGCTGGATGTCCAGGATAAGCAAGTTTAGCGAACCCATGTGTTTCTTCCGCTTCCCAAAACACATCGTTCATTGATAAGCGAGCGACAGGTTTACTACTTTCATCGAGTAGAGCTATTTCAACTCGTCCCATTTGAACGTAACTGGAACTAATGAACCTCACGTATGAAGACATAATGAAATCTTGCAACGGACCACCAGGAATACTCTTTTTCATAATTGCGCCATGATGCCCTTTATAAGTGTTATCCCCATAATCTGTTACATACACTTGATGGCCATTTGTTTTGAGTACACCGCCACCTTTGGCATCTTCAAATTCCGATACATTTGTCCAACCAATTATTGTAGACATTTCATCCCACATTACACGCTGCTTACGTTCTACTGGAAGTTGACTTACTTGTAATGGATAACCAATTCGGAAGTATTCATTCCCCCTCCAAACATCTAAAAATGTAGAAGGATTTTCAACTTCAATTTCAATAATAGGCTCTGATTCTACAGTTCCTTTATTTTGAACGTTAGCAATTAATCCGGAACCATCCGTTTGAAATCCTACTGTTCGAATAGGCCCTAATTTATAAGGCATTGGACAAATAAATTTAATTGTTCCTATTCCAAGTGTTACAAATTCATCTGGATCAAAGGTGTCTTCCACAACTGCTAAATATGTTCTATTTGGTTCTGCATCAAAAATAAGTTCCGCTGGTTGGCCTGTAATTAACCATTCTGCAATTTCTTCTTTCATAGTTTCCAAATCTGAACCCTCAGGAACTATAATTCCTACAGGAATAGATAAAACACGCATTTCCGTTTGGGTGTTTAATAGTCTTGCTCCTGTATATCCTGGAACACTTAGAAAATTCCTTTTCACCGGTGCCCAAGTAGGTCTTTTCCATCCTTTTTCGATTTGAATAAAATCCTTACGTATATTGTTAAATGTAAAAGAGCTCATTTTGACACCCCGTTTCTTTATAAAATAAAAGAAACCCAAACCTAAAAGGCTGAGTTTCTCTTTTCTTCTCTTTCTTGATACTCGGTTGTATAACGATAAGTACCGCGCGCCACGTCTCTTCCTTCTAAATTTACAGGTACTTCAATAACTAAATCTCCACCAAGCATTGGAATGACTCCACCGCCAGATGATCCGAAAGAATTGTTAATGACTTGATTTGATACACTATTTGTCATGGCTTGTCTACTGTTTGACATACTTCCATATACACCACTCATGACGGTCTTTAATCCTACTAATTGGCTTGCGGAACTAGCCATCATACGGCTCATATCGTCCATTAATTGATTTATTTCTCCTGATATAGCAAATTGTTGTCGTGGCATGGCTGCTACGATTCCTGCACCAATATCTCCAAGTGTCTTTTTATTCAAAGGTAAAACCGCTTCTTTGCCGGCTTCTCCTGCACCTTGTAGGTTGCCACCATTCATTCCGAAGATAGTCGGTTTAGTGAAGATACCACCTTTTGCACGCCAATCTATATTGAGTCCAGAAGGGAACGTAATATCCTTCCCTAAAACATTTTTCGTACTAGTTTGCAAGCTAAAGTGTGGAAGAGGTGGCATTTCAGGTTTAGGGATCTTTAACTTCAAGTCACTAAAAAAGCTCTTGATCTTACCAATAAATTTTTCTACACTGTCAACTGCATCTTTAATTGGATCAATAATAAAACGTTTAGCTGCTTCGAATTTTTCTTGTGCAGCACTCTTTACGGAATCAAATTTTTCTTTCGCTGAATTATATAAATCAGTAAATTTTTGTTTGGCTGAATTGTAAGCTTCAGTTACTGGATCAATCACGTATTTCTTTGTCAAATTCCAAGCTGTTAGCGTATAGGATTTTATAGTTTCCCAGTTTGATAATATCCAATTAGCCAAATCTGAAAGTTTTTGCTTGGTTGTATTCCACAAGTCTTGAACAGGTTGAATAACATATTCTTTTACCAAATTCCAAGCTGCAAGAGTATATGATTTAGCAAGTTCCCATTTCGAACTTAACCAAGAAATTAAATCGCTAAATTTTTCTTTTACAAAGTTCCAAGTGTCTAGGACAGGTTGAATGATATATTGTTTAAATAATCCCCACGCAACTTGCGCCACCGCTTTTGCAATTTCCCATTGTGTACCAAGCCATGTAACCAATTCACCAATTTGTTTACTCACCCAATTGTAAGCTTCTTGGATTGGTTGAATAATATACTGACTTATCGCCGCCCACGCAATTTGTACCCCTGCTTGGATTAATAACCAACCAGCCTCAAGGACCGTAGAAATCAATGAAATGATAGGGTCTAAGACCGTAAGTACAGTATTCCACGTTTCCTGCCAAGCTTGTACGAGTGTTCCCCACAATTCTGAAGCTGTTGTAACTAAAGAAGTCCACCAAGAAGACGCCGTTTCCACAATACCTGACCACAAACTACTAAAGAATTCACCTATCGGATCAAAGAAACTATGCATCATTTCAGTGAATGAGGCCCAAGCTCCTGAAAAGAATTCAACAATAGAATTCCATGTACTACTACATATTTCACCTATCCCTGTCCATAAATCGCTAAAAAATTGACCTATTGGATCAAAGAATGAATGCATTGTTTCTAAGAAAGAACTCCAAGCTTCACTAGAGGATTGAACTATCCCATCCCAAAGCTCTATTAAATATTCCTTAATAGAATTCCATGTATCTATTGTCCACTGTTTTATAGAATCCCAATTCTTATAAATAGCAATTCCTAAAGCCACTATAGCTGCAATAATAATAGGAACAATAGCTACTATACTCGCTGCTACCCCTGCCCCAATTCCAAAAATACCCATAATCGCTACAACTATAGGTGCAAGAGCCATGATTGCACCTGAAATTATCCCAATAGCCGTTGCAACAGCTGCTAATGTCGCTGCTAATTCTGGATTATTAGAAATCCAATCAGCAATACTAGCAACAACATCAGCAATTACCCCTAGTATAGGTTCAAGAGCCATTTGTAAATCTCCCATTGCTTTTTGGAACTTTACAACTGGGTTTGCATCTAATTTTTTAACAGATTCATTTAGGTTATCTTGATTCTTCTGTAAGTCTACTGTTTTTTCTGAAGCCCTTATTAAAGTATTAGTTAGATTTTGCCCTTGGTCTTCAAACATAGTCGCCAGAACTTTAACCCCAACTTGATTTTTTTTAACCGGGTCTTCTATTCCGTCAATAGCTTTAGCTACTTCTACCATCGCTGCGGCGCCATCTCTTCCGCCTTTAGCGACAGATGCTCCCCATTTTTCTATTTGTTCAGTTGCAATACCCGAACCGTCAAGCGCTTCTTTTAAAGCCTTATCAGCTCCTTGAGCGAATTCGGTTAACTGAATCCTACCTTCTTTCAGTCCGTCTAAGAGATTATCAATATTCCAACTACCTGTTTCAACGCCTGCTTCCATAATTGCTTGAACTTCCTCGGCTTTAAAGCCTGCACGAGTTAGCTGACTTCCATATTCAGCAATGATATCTAGCTGTTCTGGTGGAAATCCCATTTTTAACAACGCATCAACCATACCAAGAGCACTATCTTGTGTTATTCCTAATTCATTTCCTATTTCATATGTTTCTTGAATTAATTCTGTAAAATCTATACCTTCATAAGAAGCTGAAATTGCTGCCGCTCCCCTAACGATTGCTGCATTCGCTTCATCACTTATATCTTTATTTAAAGCCCATTGCCTACGGACTCCTTCTAAAGACGCTTCTGCATCAACACCATAAGCGGTAACACCTCTAATAGCTTCCTCTACTGATTTTTTAGAGGACTCCGGAACATCAAATGTGATATCGATCTTTGTTTTTAATTTTGACATATCCATCGCTTTTTCAATAGCTGTTGCAATTCCGCCACCAGCTGCTAATCCACCAATAACGTTTTCTAATCCTACTTGTAGTCCTTCAAACTTCTTCTCGGTTCTACCAGCTTCTTGTTGTAATTCTCTTAACTCATTTTGTACTTGCCGTATGGAATTTCCAGCATCCACAGATCGAAGAGCTCTTTGTAATTTTTCAATATCAGCTTCTGTACCTAATGCCTCACGACCAATAATTCCAATCGCTTGCTCTAACTGACGACTTGTAGCTGTTCCATTTCGAATTGCATTCACAAGACGATTCCCTAATGCTCCTGCAAAATCATCAACGCTTTTTCCTGTAGCTCTAAACAATGTTTCTAATTGCCTTGTGGAACTCGCTACATTCTCTTGCTCAGCTTTCATATTTCCTAGTTTATTTTTAAGACCATTAAGTGACCCTTCTGTAAATTCAATCTCACGCCTGAATGCACGATACTGCTCTTCAGAAATTTTACCGTTTTGGAATTGAGCTTGTACTTGTTGTTCTGCCGCTTTCAATTTATCTAGTTTTTGCGTTGTATTTTCTATTTGTTGTGTAAGTAATTTTTGTTTTTGAGAAAGTGCCTCAATATTCCCAGGGTCAAACTTTAACAAACGCTCGACATCTTTTAATTCTTTAGCCAAAGCATCACTTTGTTTATTTACATCTTTTAAAGCATTTTGTAACGGCTGAGTATTACCACCAATTTCTATCGTAATCCCTTTAATTCTCCCTGCCATTTTCTCACCCCTTTCTTAGAATGAATCGAAGTCTTTTTGATTTGCTTTTCTAACTTTTTCTTTATCTGGATTTTCTAGCTCAGCGAATTCAGCAATGTAATCAAAACAATCACCAATTGTCATATCTTCTAAATCCCAGCTTGTTAATTCCGCTTTATAACAAAGAGCAAGAAACAATTCAGTAGTAAATTCCTCATCACTGAATGTCCCTTGCTCTCCATTGTTTTTCTTTATTTTTTTTTTGCTCCCATAGTGAGCTGAACTAATTCCATGACTTCTGGCATAATTTCTTCAATTGGGAATTCTTCAAATCCATCTAGCCACGTCATAGGATCAGGAATATTAGGATCAGCCGTTTTAGCGTATATCCATGTTAAGTCATAAATAAATTCAAAATCTACTTTACTCATATCGACATTAGACATATCAATGGGTTGTTCTGACCCATCTGATGAAGCTAAAGCGTTAATTGCCCCTAATGCCATCAAATCTGAAAATAAATTACGTCTGAATTGTGCTTTATATCGCTTAACTATTGCTGCTGTAGCTTTTAATCTGACTTGTTTCCCGTCTATTGTAATTGTCTTTTCCATTTACTTACGCTCCCTTTGGTAATGCAGGTACTTTTGTATAAACTTTTTTATACCAATTATCATAGATCTCTTGTTTTGATTTAGTTGTAGTTTTCGTTTTAACCATACGTTTTCCATTAATATCAATAGGGCTTGATACAAATTTAAGCTCATTTGTATTTGGCTCCGCTGAATTAGTTTTCGTTTTAGATGCAAGTGTTGGACGACTTGCTGAACAGTTAAACATAACGTGTCGAGTCGCTCTTACATCGCCATCGAATTCAAATAATAATGCAAATGATTTCCCTTTTGCATCGGCTAATTCATTTAATACACCATCTTCTTCGTCTAATTCCTCACCTAATGCATCAATTGCAAATTGCTCCGGAATATGGGCGATTGATAAAGTGCCATCATACCCTTGGTTATTACTTGCTGCGTAGTAAAGCATGTCATCCGCATAGAATTCGATTAAATCTCCGCGTGGATCAAATGTTAATTCAACCGCGCCTGGTAATCGAATCGGTGTACTGAATGTAACTACACCATCTTTAACGTCATAGAGTGCATAGTGGACATTTTTCAGACCGAAAGCTACTTTATTTTCATTCATTTATATCAACCTCGTTTCATATATTTTTTGATACATTTTTTCAGATTCAATAAAAGTTCCATACGAGTCATAAGGAATTTCATGATCGTCTAGGACTTTTTCAAGTTTTGCTTCTGCAACTAAATCTTTTTTAGTTGTGTAAAGTTCAATATTTGTATCGTCTATCTTGTGATACACCTTGTTATCAGCCATTAAATTTGCTGATCCATCCACAAGAAAACATATATAAGGTGGCGCTGGAACTGGCTTGGTCGGCGTTGCTGTGAAATGCGAATAAGCCACAGGATAACCTGTAGCTTCAAGAATTTTTGTTAATTCACCTGATGTCATTGTTGAATCACCCTTTCAATACGTCTTGGCAACTCATCAATTACATACTGTTCAACTGGAAGGATATGAACTTGTGCTGGTACACGTCCACCGCCAACTTTCGCATGTCCCTTTTCTAAAAGATGTGTTAATTGTCCTTGAGTATTATGAATAACAACACCATTATCTTCTTTTTTCTTACGCCAACCTTTACGATAAGCACCTGTTTTTTTAGGACTGTTTTGTTTTAATTTACTCACAGCAACATCAGCAACTTCTTCCTGCGCTGTCAGTAATTCTTCTTCCACAACATTTGCATATCTTTGCAATTCTCTAGCAAGTTCGCTCGCAAAATCATTCATATTAAACATGCTCCTTTGCGATAATAGTCAATGTTTGATACAATTCATCATCATTCATTGGCGGTTCGATAATGTCAAAGATACGATCCTTCATTTTAATTCGCATTAATTCTGTAATTCCTGTTGTATAGGGAATTACAAACCGATAAATTCGTGTAGACTGTGAAGCCGAAGCTTCAATGTACTCTGAACCTTTTACCGTTTTTATCATTGCCCATGCTTTTTTTACTTCTTGCCAATTACCTGTTTCAACTTCTTGATTCAAATCATCTTTTATTACTTCAGGTTGCTCAATGACAATTCGATTTCTACAATCACCTGTATTCAGTGGTTTTTTGTACTGAAAAGGACGCATATTAATCACCGTCCAATTTAATTTCTTCTAATGCTTTATCGATACCTAAACTATTAATCTGACTTAAAAAATTCTTGTCAAAATACTCTAATGCATCGTTATAAACATAACGAGAGCGTTCAAAGACTAATTCTTTGAACTCCTCGTCATTATTTAAATCATAACTCCCGCAAATCCTAAGTAACGCCTTGTTAGACGTAGAAAGGATGCGCTTTAGGTTATCATCTTCATCATCACCCAAGTGCATCCTATCTTTAAATTCCTGTAATACTCCATTCGAAATTACCTTATCCATTCACATCATCCTTGTGTCGGTGGCGTTACTTCTTCAAGTTTCAATGTATAAACTTGTGAAGTGTATTTATCCTTTGGTTTACCTGTAGCATATTGTTTAGCAATATAAACAGTTGCATCTTCTAAAGCTAATGTTTCTTCATACTTCTTGATTGGCTCTGTTCCACCCATCGCTGCAATGTATTCCCCTTTAACAAAGAAAACCACTTGTCCTTGAGGTACAAATACAGATTCTGTTGGGATTGGATTAAAAGGTAAGCTCGTTACATATACACCTGCCGCATTTTGTATCGTAGCATTTGCTTGAATATCAAAAGTATCAAATGGATTTGTTACCATAACTACTTTACCAGCAATATTTTTTGGTCGATCTGCATCTGTTTTACCATCAGGGTTTAATTTTCTAGCCAATAATTTGACCACGCCTTTTAATTCATTAATTGTTTTGCGACCAGGCTCAAAAGTTAAAGTTCCAGCAACCTTTTTATCTGGATATACTCCATTCGTGACACTTCCGCTAGGGTCTTTTAATAAACCAATAGGTTCATTTTTACCCGTACCAGCTACAAAGCCACGTTCTAAACCTACAGACATTGCTTCAGTAATCATAGTACGAACATATTGTTCCACCCATACTGGACCAAGTTTTAACATGTCGTTTGCTAATGGAATAAATGCTGTTAATTTCAGTTGAGTAATTGATTCTTTTCGGAATGTAGCATTTAATTGCCCTTTAATATCACCAAATAAAGGTCCCCATACAGCTGCACCCTCTGGATCTCCATAAATAAATTCTGTCACGGCTCCTAAATTCTCTAAACCGATATGCTCTAGTAACGGATGACCTTGAACTAAATCATCAAAAATTCTCTCTTGTGTTGTTTTAGGTAAAGTTTCAGTAGATTTAAAACCACCATCTTCAACAACAGCATTAAAGAACTTCATTTCTTCACTTGTTAGTACATTAGCACCACGAGATTGCATAATAGAACGATCTATCATTGATTCATTCACTTGATTTAAAATATCTGAACGAACATCTGTAGCAAGTGCTTCAATCATAGAATTTAACGCTGCTGATTGTTCTTCCGCTGTACCTTCTTGTGTTGCTTTCGCGAAAGCTAGTTTTTTCTCTTCAAAATTATTAAACTTAATAACCATATTTTATTTTCCTCCTAAAGTTAAAAAGAGCGTACTCAAATTCTGTTTTGTATGAACAGGCTTTTGAATAGGCTCTTTTGGATTTGTATTCGTTTGTAAATCATTCAGAATTTCATTTTTCAAACCTGATAATGCTGCATTTAAATCTTCTTTTGTAATCCCTGGGCTTTTGTTCATGGTTCCATTTCTAAAGCCATCGATTACCTTCTGCGGAAGCATGGCAGCAGTAGAAGCTGACGCTGTCATTTTAACCTGATTATCCATAAACATGATTTCATCCACAAAATTATTTTCTAATGCTTGTTGTGGACCCATCCAAGTTTCTTCAGCCATCATATGAAGTAGTTCCTCTTCTGATTTACCACTTTTAATGACATAGGCGTTTACAATGGCTCTATCAGTTGTTTTCAACATTTCAGCAGCTTTTTCCATATCACGATGATCTCCACCATTCCACATAGAAGCATTGTGAATCATAATTTGTGCTGTAGGTGAAATTCGGACTTTATCACCAGCCATCGCAATAACAGAAGCTGCACTTGCAGCCAAACCAACAATTTGAACTTCTACATGACCAGGGTAATTTTTTAATGCTGTATAAATTTCTGATCCTTCATGTACATAACCACCAGGACTATTAATAGATACAATTAAATCATCACCATTGGCATTAGTTAGTTCTTTCGAAATTTTACCTGGGCTTGCAGCATCCATTTCAAACCAATCATAAATCCAAGCTTCATCATTCGAAATAATTGGTCCTTTCACGTCAATTTTCACCGTCATTTTCTTTCTCACCCCCTTCAGAGTCATTTAATTTTGTATAGTTCTTCGTAATATGATGGATATTCAGGTTTGGATCATCTGACTCTTCATAATCTACTTCCGAACGAATTTCATTCCCTGTAAATGCACTTGAAGAAATGAGTTTATCAATACTTGTCGCAAGTTCAAATATACTTTGATAGGAAACCGCCTTAACCTCAATTTTTTGCCCCAAAAGATATTCACTCATTTCGAAGAATTTAACGTTCGCTTCGTCAGATAGCTTTTTTAATAATGGCCGTACTGTGAAAAGCATATAATTTTTCGTTTGCTTTTCTACATCAGCCATTTCTCCATATATCAAAGCTATAGGAATACCGATTGCCATAGCTACTTGATTTAAGAAACCATTTGTTACTTTATTGATTTCTTCCACACTTGGGCCATTTGCAACACCATTGTATATTTCGTTATAATTAATACCTTTTTGTTGTGGAACAATAGCTATATCTTTTGAACCAATTGACTTATACATATTGTCTATAAACTCTTGTAACTTTGCTATTTGTTCCTCAGTTTTAGCACCAATCATATCCATATCAACAGTGCCACGAACTTGATTTTTACGTTTCTGTGAGTTTAGTATCCTACCAAATAAATCACCGTAATCTGCAAACAATCCATCAATAAGTGGGGATAATTTATCATTACGATACTTCAAATGAATAACTTCGCTTTGCTTAAAACTTCTCTTAAACGTATAATCTTTTACCCTTACATCAGTAAAAGTATCTTCAAACACAGCATACTCATTATGTTGAAATCCATCTGCAATAAGTAAATCACCATCATCTGCTTGTATGACTAAACACTCATTATCATAAATAAGTTTGCGAACAAACCTTTCCCAAAAGGTACTTGCGGTCATATTCTTGTTTGGTCTTACATTTAATCGATAATAAAGCTCATCCTTCTTAAATGCTTTACCATTCCTTACTCTAAATTCAGATTGACTAATTGTCCTTCCTAAAAATGATACGCATGTATCAATCGCCAATCGTTTCATATGAAGCCTGTTTGCTGTATCAGTTATTGTGTCCAGATCCAACATGAATTCTAATTCTTTATTTCTTTTAAATACTGAACCTAACCATCCAATGATTATCACCCCCTTTATTAGAATTTAATGTTACCTATAACAAAGTCAGTTGCTTCTTGTATCTCATCCGCCCGATAAAGAGCATGAACAAAACATTGGAACCCATCTGTTTTTCTACGAACAGGCTCTTTCTTTTCGTATATTTTATTTCCATCACTTTTGATAACAACCAATACATTTTGTGTATACCAACGCATTAGCGGATTATCATCAAAAACAATTTGTTTATTTGCAAATGCCATTTCAATACGTGGAGCTAACAAACTATGGATTGCTTTTGGATTTCGTATTACTTCTATTTCAAATCCTTCTGCTACTAATAATGGCCTTATCGCTTCCATCCTGAAGTTATCAGCTATAATCTTTTTAATTCCATATTGTTCTCGCATTTCTACAAACCAATCGACAATATGTTGAGGATTAATAGTTGGTTCATCCACAACTGTTAGTAGACCTTGCTCTTCCCACTCTTTTATAGGAGCAAATTTTTGTTTTTTAAACTCACCTGCTTTTTTAGAGTATCCGTAATAGATATCAACAAATTCTTTTCGAACAAATGAATGAGTTTTAAAAATGTACTCCCCATTTTGTCTAAATAATAGACCACATGCTGCAAAGTCTCGAATACTTGCAAAGTCTAACGCCCCTATGCATTCTTGTGCATATAAATCAGGAAAAGGACGATTTGTAGCAAGAATTTCTGACCATTTTGCAACGGACCGTTCTAAATTTGTAACAGGTAAGTTCATTCGCTTTGTCATGAACTCTTCTCGGTTACTTGGATCGTCCTCTAAATCCTCATACTCTTCTTTTATTGTTTCAAGTAAGCCTTCAGCATACTCACTTAACGGCTGAGATAACATCGGATTCGCCATTTCCCAATTATCGATGTCGTCAACTTCCTTTTCATCATTTAATTTACAGATGAAAGGGAACAGCGCATTCGGACGGGCTTCACCATTTAAAACTTTCATTGCCTTTTCTTTTAATTTATCTAAAAATCCATCTCTTACATATCCATCTGTACCAATGTAAAACTCACGCGGATTTTTCTTTTTTCCCAAACCGCTGATGTGGACGCGGACATCTTTATTGCTTTCATATTGATGGACTTCATCAAACATTACAGCACCATCACGAAGACCATCTTTTGTGTCTCCGTTTGATGTTCTAAACTTCACTACACTTCCAGTCGATTTGGAAATAGTTTGCGTTAATGTTGTTTTAAAAGCTCTTTGTAAAACTTCATTCCTTTTAATACATTTATGAATTTCATCTGGACTTGTTTTTGCTTGTTCTTCACTGTTTGCAACAACGGAAATGTTATATTCAGGAATACCATGTAATTCACTTATTAAAAAATGAAGGATAACTGTCATTAAACCATTTTTACCGCCGCCACGGCCAAGCATCCACAAGAATTTACGATAAAATACACGGTCATTTTTCTTATAAAATAAAAAGACGAATGCTATTAAGAATTTTTGAAATGATTGTAATGGAAAATACCACTTTTCACCAAATCGGATACACTTCTCAATCATTTCATCATCAAAATACAAGTCGTCTCTGTTTAAAATGTATTTTTCCAGGTATTCAATTAACAGTTCTCTTTCTTTGTTGAACTTTACTTTACCGCTTCTATAAAGTTCAATGTATTCATCTACATATTTTTGCCTAATCATACTAAATCACTTGGACTATAACCCGAATTAGAAGCACCAACTTTAGGAACAAGTTTTATATCTCTTCCCAAAGCAATTAATGAACTGTTAATTTTATTCCTCTCACTTATAAGAGGGTGGGCTTTAACAAAAACTTGAGAACCGTTTTTTATCGTTACGGACTCGCCTTCTTTGTTAATAGTTTTATTTATTTTTCTAAATGCTTTTACCAGATCAATATATCTTTCTACCTTTTCAACTTCGACTAAATCTGTAACATCAATGCTATTCATGAGCTGTTCTTTTAACCTCACAATACTAACAGCCATCTACCCACCCCCCTTACGTGCGTAAAATCGAAAAAAACCTGACAGTTAACCCCCTCCTCCGGTGCCCCTTAGAACAATTTTTGGTGAAATATTTTAAGGGGGGGGATTGTTATTGCCGATTCTTTTTTACCATTTTTCATCATGTTCCCATTTGTTGATTTTCTTTTTGAATGTTCTACCGTGTTCTTTATTATGGCAATCCACACAGACTGTTTCGAGATTGTCCATTTCCAATGCAAGTTCCGGATGATGTTCAAGTTCTTTTATATGATGGACAACAAGTTGAGTCTTCTTACGCCTTGCACTCTCACTATACTCATTTGTATCAGTTTGAACACGACCATTACGTTTACATTCCTGACACTCATAGTTGTCACGCTTCTTTACTCGTTCTCGTGTTCTCTTCCACTCACCACTGTCATAGAACTTACGCTTCTGTTGTTTTGTCTTGTACTGTTTCATTACTCCCCACCAATTTACTTTCATCCATTACTTACACCACCTTATATTTTTTGCATAATAAAAAGCCACAATTTATTAATTGTGACTTCTGATTGTTATATATTAGGATAAAGTTCATTAGCCCTTTCTTTTAAAACCTTATAAACAGCGTCCGAAATAGTTTCTGTATCATCTGGTAATAAGATTGGACCATATGTTTTTCCTGTTCTTAAATTAGTAAATATAAGTGACGTCGGATGATTAATGTCGATATGAAACACTTTATACTCATATAATGCATTCGAAGTATCATCAACAAACACACCTTGTTGATCAATTGAATTTAAACCTGGTTTTAAACTCATAGCATTCACCTCTTACCTAATTAATATTTTATACTATCTATCAATTTCGGAATTCCTTCAAAAATACAATAAGATAGAAAAGCAACTCCACCAACCATAAGCCAAATAGGAGTAAGTGCATCAACTAACTCTTGAACCTGATTCATTTAACAATCACCTCCTACCATAATAATACAATAAAAGTAGGTATTATTAATTTTAAAATCTCATTATAATAATATTAAAATTCAATTACATTTCTTAGCATAATGAAAGCACTCCATAATGAAGTTTTATTCTTCTTCCAACCACCTAATGTTGTTTGTATTTAACTTTCACAACATTATTAAGTAACTGGAAGAAGAGCAAAAGCTCTCCTTATTAACGGTAACATTCAATCAATACCATCTGCTGGTTTCGGATTTTATATGCCGTCATTACGAACCGTTTAAAAATTTAGAAACAACATAGTGAGTCGTATTTTCCGCCACTTCTCACAATACAAATATATCACGCTGATTCCAAAACAACTGGCACATTTCCTGCCAAAAAACGGTCACGACTCTGCCACTTAATTGATGATAATTACTCAAAATCAATTACCCCCAACATTTTTCTAAATTCATACTCAATAGAGCTTTTTAACGTGGTTATTTCTAAAATTGAATCCCTCATTTTTTGTAATCTATCTTCTTTCATCACCATATCTTCATCCGATAATTCGAAATTTAAAACGTAATAAGTATCATACACAGGTACAATAAATGAAAACATTTCTTGTATTCTTTCAAATGAATTACAAATATCCTTTGAAAAATACAGTTTATTCACTACGAAATAGTCATCCAAATCTATATAACTATTAATCGTATTACTGGATTTTTTATTTGGTCTTTCTCCAGTTGGAAATTCGTTAATTAAACCACGAGCATTTGACTCTAATTTAATTAATTTAGAGTACAACCCTTGGATTGCTTCTGCTCTATTTTCATGAAGTTTACTAAAAGTAATTTGATACTTATGATTTATTTTTAGTAATTCGGATTTATACAGCTCTGTTTGTTTTTTTAATGCTTCTTTTTGTTCTTCTAATCTTTCATCTAAAAAATTAGATATTTTTTTCTTTATGTAGTAACTAATTAACCCTGCTCCTGCAATGGTACTTCCTACCCATTTTAAAACATCTGTTGATATCCAAGATAAATCCATTATCCTCTCCTCCTCTCATATAATATACATTACATTCAATTCTCAGGATATATTCACTTACCCATATCTTATATTGTGTGTAACTGCCCCCTTCGCTGAATCCCTTGGTATCATTGATTTCATTTAACTTTCTCTTTTGAGTTACACAGTACGAAATATATGAGTAACTGTATAGGGATACCACCAACATTTTGCAAAATAACCTACGCTATGTGGAAAAATAAAATAAGCTGCCCATATGGACAGCTTATTTACATAATTATCGTTATCAGAAGTTGATCAACATCAGTTTATTCGTCTTATAAAATAAAAAACTAAGGAAGATAAAGTAATTGGAAGACTAAAATTAATAAAAACCATTGTGTAGTGAAAAATATATCCTCCATATAATCCTATGCCCATTAAATATGCATAGGAAAAACCTAATAATATAAACAAGGGAATCCCAATACTTAATTTATAACTTTTTTTTATTTTTCTATAAGAAAATTCTCCTAGTAGACAGCCTATAAGTACAGGTATACTCCCGTACATAATGTAAAGAAGAGCTATCGCCAAGGGGGAACCCGATGCGTCCATACCTTTAGGGTCTATTATAAATAGCAAGCTAGATGTAAATATAGAAAAAAATATGAGACATGCTAAATAACTAAATATAAATTTTTTCATTTTTATCCCCCAAATAATTTATAATGATATCTTCATTGTATAATAGTTACCCTTACTTAATATAGATAAAATGTAATATGTATATCGTATACATGTTAGGTTAACATAACGTCCTATTATCGGTAGCAAGGAAAAGGAGGAACACTTACTCTCATAAGAATCCCTCATTTTTTTATTCTAGTGATCTATGCATTTTTTTATACATCCCTATCCTAGCGCGGTTTTAGGGTTCCTGTTTGTTACTGGAACTGTATAAAATCTTGCATACTCTTAGCGTGTTTTTCCCAAAATGCTGCAATACCCTAGATTAGAAAAAATAAACAATGATTAGATTTTAAACCTAGTCATTGCTTTATCCATTGCATCTTGGTTTACACCTATATAACGTAACGTGACCTTCTCTGATGAGTGATTGAATATCTCCATGAGTAATGCTATGTTTTTCGTTTGCATGTACATGTGATATCCGTATGTTTTTCTTAACGTATGTGTTCCTATTTCATCTAACCCGAACTCTGCCGCTGCTCCACTTAATATCTTATATGCCATGCTACGACCAATTGGACGATTCTTGCCTTGTCTGCTTTGCAATAAATACTCATTGTCTTCTCTTTCTATAAGAAACCATTTAAGTTCTCTTTTCAGTGCTGCAGTAATTTGTATTCGTTTCTGTTTCCCCGTTTTCTTTTCCCGCATAGATATATGACTGCCTTTAACATCCCCTACTTTCAATTTCAAAATATCTGAGATTCTGAGGCCTGTATTAATACCCATAATGAAGAGAATGTAATTACGTAAGCTCTTTTCCTTAAAATACTCTTTTAACTGCTGTATTTGCTCTGGATCACGTATTGGTTGAACAAAATTCATTATTCATTGCCTCCAGTTTCTTCTGCCTCATATACTTCTAATCTAAGAGCAAAAGCTAATTTATAAAAAGCATTAGATTTATTTCGTCTATACGTACGCTCACTCATACCAATTTCGTTATAAACCATGTAATCAAAGACCTCTTCATCTTCTAAATATCGTTTTACAATAATATCCCTTTGGTTTTTACTAAAACGACTTAACGCCTTATCAATTTGGAAAGATAAACGTTGTAGTTTCACTTCTCTTTCACTCATAGCAACATTTGCTAAAGCAATATCTTCAGCTGGCTTCCCAACTATATTTGTTGGACCGTGATATCTTACCTCGCTAGATGCTGTAACCTTCATCTCATGTCTAATCATCCCAAATTGTCTATAAATACGAACATTTTCAAGAATCTCTTCTAAACGAGTCTGCGTTGCTTTGCGATCAATTTTAGGTAAGAAAGTTAATTGCGTCATATATAAAAACACCCCTTATATATTTTGTTAATAAAAACAAGAAAGCGGACACCAAACTACAGAGCAATATCAATAATGCTCTTATAGTTCGATGTCCGCTGGTTCTTCCAGTAGGACTATATATCTAATTTCTACTATTATATCATTTCTCTTGAATTCTTGTTACGTTTTCTCACCATACCTATTTAAACATAAATTCAATCTACTCCCATCTAAATTATTTATCTACCGGTCACTTATAGCACTAAACCCCAAGCTCATACTATCCAAACGATTTATAACAATTACCAGATGCTATTGTTGATTTTAATTCCTCCATCGCTGTCTATCAGAAGCTTTTAATCAAACCTCAATCCAAACTAACACCAACTATAAAAAGACAGCTATCTTAGTGAACTGACCCCATAAAGTTAGACAGGTCGTTTCATTAGGCAGCCTTTAGGGCATGAGTTCGATATTGTACTGGACTCATGCCTTTTAGTTTTGCCTTAATTCTTTTGTGATTATAATAATCGATATATTTTTCAAATTCTTGTTTAAAGTGTTCTATGCTTTCAAAATCTTTTAGATAAAGAAATTCAGATTTCATAATACCAAAGAAACTTTCAATAACCGCATTATCGTAACAGTTCCCTTTACGAGACATACTTTGCGTAATCTTGCGTTCCTTTAGGGCGTGCCGATACTTCTTCATTTGATAATGCCAGCCTTGATCAGAGTGAATAAGGAGTTCGTCTTCTTCTGTCAATTGTTGAAAAGACTTCTCCAACATCTTCGATACAAGTGAATAGGTTGGTCTTGAATCAATTGTATAAGCGATTATCTCTCCATTAAATAGATCTAACATCGGTGATAAGTAGAGCTTCTCGCCGCATAATTTAAATTCTGTTATGTCTGTAACCCATTTTTCGTTCGGCTTTTCAGCTTTAAAATTACGTTCTAAAATATTTGGCGCAATCTTACCTACTTGTCCTTTATACGAGCGATATTTTTTCATACGAACTAGACTCTTTAAACCTAACTCTTTCATAATTCGTTGAACTTTTTTATGGTTGATTTTATGTCCTTGGTTCATTAACTCATCGCGAATACGGCGATATCCATAACGACCTTGGTGTTCATCGTAAATGTTTTGAATTAAGATCTTTAGCTCTTTATCTTTATCTGGCCGATTAGAATTCTGTATCCAGTAATAATATGTACTTCGTGGGAGTTCTGCTAATTTTAAAAGTGCCTGCACCGGAAATGCTTTCCTTAGTTCATAGATTACTTGCGCCTTATCTTGTTTGGTGATTTTTCCTTGTTTTGAACTAAGGCATTCAACTTTTTTAAATAAGCATTCTCCATACGCAAACGCTCCAATTCAGCTTGTAATGCTTCTACTGACTCTTCTGTTTGTGTTTGTTTCTTAATTGATTTTTGATTGTCCTTAGTCATAGATTGACGCCCCTTTTTCTTCGATTTAAGGGCGTCTACTCCTTTTTGATGTAGCTGAATACGCCATTTTCTAATAAGTCCAGGTGAAGAAATATTAAAAATAACTGCCGTTTCGTTTGGAGACGTCCCATTTTCGAACATATAATTTAGTACGTCTAGTTTATACTGTGCAGAATACGTTGTATAGCCTTTTTCAAAGGCCTGGATTCCATGATATTCAAATTGTTTTATCCACATGCGAACCACTTCGTGATTCGCTCCCAATGATTTCGCAATATCTTTTATACTCTCACTTCCATCTTGATAATGTATTACTGCATTCATTTTGTCTTCTGAAGTAAATTTAGTCATAAAAAAACTACACCTCCAATTGTTAGACTGTGTCTAACAATTGGGGTGCAGTTCATAGATAACTGTCTTTTTATTGAATCCAATTTAATTATTTTGAAAATCTAGCATATCCTAAGAAATGCTTCTGAGTATATGAACTGTTAATCTTACTTTTAATTACACCTGTTGTTTCGTCAGCAGCATGAATATATTCACCGTTTCCTACATAAATCCCTAAATGTGAAGGACCCGGTTTATAAGTATTTTGTAAGAATACTAAGTCCCCTGGCTGAGGATCACTTATTTTTGTAACCATTCCCCAATATCCAGCTACACTATTTCTTCCAATTTTATATCCATTATTTTTAAATACGTAAGATATAAAACCACTACAATCAAATGCATTAGGTCCATCAGCTCCAAATACATATGGTTTTCCTAATAATTTTGTAGCAAGGTCAACTACCCCCGAAGAACTAGAACTAGAATCAGTTTCATTCATGTTAAGCCACTTATCACCTTCCCATGTTTGAACCTTCAACCAGCCATCCGTTGTTCCGTCGATAATGTTAAAATTCTGTGGATTATATTTATAACCACCATTTCCTTTTACAGCGCTAAATGAAGGCTCATTATAGACATACAAAGATTTATTTACAAATCTTAGTTCTCCATTTGGAATCATCCATTTATCGCCTTCCCATGTTTGAACCTTTAACCAACCATTCTTTGTTCCGTCGATAATGTTAAAATTCTGTGCATCATATTTATAACCACCATTTCCTTTAGGTGTATTAAAAGATGGTTCGTTATATACGAAAGAAGGTTTTTCTATTAATCTTAGTTCTCCATTTGGAGCGAGCCATTTCTCTCCTTCATACGTAGCTACTTTCCACCAACCATTACTACGCTTTTCAATTACATTCCAGTTCTGCGGACCGTACGGATGACCACTATTTGCTTTTTGTGAATTAAATGATGGTTCATCATAGCTAAAAACGTCTTTACCCACATACTCAGTTTGTTGTTGAGTTTTAGGATTTATCCATTTGTCGCCTTCCCATGTTTGAATTTTTAGCCATCCGTCTGTTGTTCCGTCAATGATTATAAATGTTTGACGACCGTATTTCTGTCCACCATTTGCTTTTTGTGATGAAAAAGAAGGTTCTTCGTATGCGTAAAGATCTGCTAAAATACGTGATTCACCGTTTACATTAATCCATGAATCGCCTTCCCACGTTCCAATTTTCCACCAACCATTATCTCGTTTTTCAATTATTCTTACATCCTGAGGACCATATTGCACTCCACTATTTTGCTTTGCAGAATTAAATGAAGGTTCTGCATAACTGTAAAACGATTTATTAACATACTCAAGATTATTTTCGGCATGAGTCGCCATACTAAATGTAGAGATAGATAAAAAGATAGCTAATAGAATCCCGATACTGCGCTTTAACATAAAATAACCTCACTTCATTTTTTTTGCTAATATATCGTTAAAAAAATAGATAGATTATTTTATAGATTAATAAAAAGATAAATTATTTAAGTATTCGGATTTTTACCGTTTTACGTCCCCATTGGCGTGCCTCTTTATCTGTTGGAAAAAGAACATCTATCTTTTTACCTTTGATAGCACCACCTGTGTCACCTGCAATCGCCTCACCATAACCATCGACATACACCTTTGTTCTTAGAGGGATTACTTTTGGATCAACAGCGATTAGTTTAATATTAGGATTTTTACCTATATCAATGCCAGCTGCTGTAATTCTTTCACTTGGAGAACTTTTTTCTACACTATATGCAGTAGATTCAACATAAAATTCAACACTCTCATTTTCCTCATTCATGTTAAGCCACTTATCGCCTTCCCATGTTTGAACCTTCAACCAACCATCCGTTGTTCCGTCGATAATGTTGAAATTCTGTGCATCATATTTATAACCACCATTTCCTTTTACAGCGCTAAATGAAGGCTCATTATAGACATACAAAGATTTATTTACAAATCTTAGTTCTCCATTTGGAATCATCCATTTATCGCCTTCCCATGTTTGAACCTTTAACCAACCATTCTTTGTTCCGTCGATAATGTTAAAATTCTGTGCATCATATTTATAACCACCATTTCCTTTAAGTGCATTAAAAGATGGTTCGTTATATACGAAAGAAGGTTTTTCTATTAATCTTAGTTCTCCATTTGGAGCGAGCCATTTCTCTCCTTCATACGTAGCTACTTTCCACCAACCATTACTACGCTTTTCAATTACATTCCAGTTCTGCGGACCGTACGGATGACCACTATTTGCTTTTTGTGAATTAAATGATGGTTCATCATAGCTAAAAACGTCTTTACCCACATACTCAGTTTGTTGTTGAGTTTTAGGATTTATCCATTTGTCGCCTTCCCATGTTTGAATTTTTAGCCATCCGTCTGTTGTTCCGTCAATGATTATAAATGTTTGACGACCGTATTTCTGTCCACCATTTGCTTTTTGTGATGAAAAAGAAGGTTCTTCGTATGCGTAAAGATCTGCTAAAATACGTGATTCACCGTTTACATTAATCCATGAATCGCCTTCCCACGTTCCAATTTTCCACCAACCATTATCTCGTTTTTCAATTATTCTTACATCCTGAGGACCATATTGCACTCCACTATTTTGCTTTGCAGAGTTAAATGAAGGTTCTGCATAACTGTAAAACGATTTATTAACATACTCAAGATTATTTTCCGCATGAGTCACCATACTAAATGTAGAAATAGATAAAATGAGAATTAATAGCAATGATACGCTTTTTTTAAACATATAAATTTTTCACCTCTTCCTTTTTACAACGATATATTAACATAAAGACATTAACATAAATTTCTTTATTTATCTATAAAATTCCAAATACAATAACAAATTCTTTAGAATTCCTATAACCCTTTTAAACCCTGTCCGTTCAAAGGGTTATAGGGTGCAGTTTAATAAGAAATATAAAATATGCAATTTTGCATATTTTATTATTTTAATATTACATTTCCTTTTCATTCCCTTCTTATAAAGAAGTGTTTATTGCTAGTTGCTCTTCCTTTAAGAGCAACACTTTTGTTTTGTTTCATGATTTCTTTCTACGTTTATAAGCCAACCTATCTTCTTGAAAGATGGTTATTTTATCTTTTCAGTGAACTCACTAACTACACGATCAACTTTTCCATTTATCCATACAGCAATTTGTTTTCCATGCCCACTGACTGGTGGTTTGATAGGGTGAATTTGTCCATTTTTCACGATATAAACCATATTTTCATTTAAAGAAATTTCAGCTTTCATCTCCACAATATTTTCACTAATAACCGCCACCGCAATCACTCCCAATTATGTTATAATTACTTTGTCGAATAATTATGTCGGGAGCAATCTCGGCTTTTTTTATTTGCCTACAAATATTGCACAACATTTTCTGGAACAAATGCTTGTTCAAGTGATAAATGGAGCCGTATTGGAATCGGCTTTTTTTCATCCCTTGCTTGCTTACACAATGTTTCTGCCTCTTCCCATACAAATTGTTTATCCTCCGCTCGTTTGTAACGCCAAATCCCTATTACGTAATCTTCAAACAACTCATACCGCTCATCAGGTGCTGTCGTTGGTTTTAATTCATCGCTCGCTTTAACTTGACGAGGTATTTGCACAACCACATCTGCATACCGTAATTTTGAATTCAAACGGTGAATATGAGCTTTCTTAGGATCAAATGATACAACTGGCTCCACGTCAAAAATTGTTAATTGCTTTGGCATTGTTTTTCCCCTCCAAAACCTGCAAGCTTGCAATTAAAATTCCTTCAAGCTGCGTTAACGTTAGTTGATCTAATGTTTGTCCATTAATTTCAGTTAATCCTAACCCCAATAATTTACGAATGATTATTAGTTTTCTACGTTCTACTTCCTGACGTAACAACATGATTAAGCCTCCTGTTGATGATTGAACTTTCTCTCTAAATTTACAAACTTACTAAATTCTTTAATGAATGCTAGTTCAACAACACCAACTGGACCATTTCGCTGTTTCGCTAAAATAATTTCCGTTATGTTTTTATTTTCTGTCTCGCGGTCATAGTAATCCTCACGGTATAAGAATGCTATTAAATCCGCATCTTGCTCAATCTGACCATTCTCACGTAAATCTGATAGCAATGGTCTCTTATCTTGCCTACTCTCAACAGCACGACTTAACTGTGATAATGCAACTACACATACATTTAATTCTCTTGCCATCAGTTTTAACTTACGACTAATCTCACCGATTTCTTGCATGCGGTTCCCTCTATGCTTTGGATCCCCTACAATAAGCTGCAAGTAATCAATTGCAATTAAAACCTTTTTATCAGGGTACTGACGCTTTAATTTCCTAGCCTTTGCATAAATCTCTTGCATCGTGACATTTGCTTTATCGTAAATTTCTAATGGCAAATCATTAATCAATCCCATCGCTTGACTAATCTTTTCCCAATCCTTTAAATTACATAGCTTCTTAGGATTCTTTAATTTCGTAGCATCTATATTTCCGGTACTTGAAATCATACGTTTAAGTAACTGCTCCTCCCCCATCTCAAGCGAGAAGATTCCTGTTGCTGTATGAGCACTTGCTGCATGAAAAGCAACGTTTAATACAAATGCCGTTTTCCCCATTGAAGGACGGGCACCGACAATGATTAAATCACCTTCTTGTAGCCCTGCTGTCATTCTGTTCAGGTCGTCATAACCAGTTGGTATACCGGTTAAATCTCCTACGTCAATTTGCATTTTTTTATACAAATCAACAAGCGTATCTTTCAAGTTAAACTCATCTGAGTAACCAGTTTCTTCAATGGCGCTTAATTCATCAATTGATGTACTAATAGCACTCATGTCCCTATCTTGCTGAAGGCGGTTATATAGGTTACCAGCAACCTCTTGAGCATGTCGCATTTTCCAAGCTTCGATAACTAAGCCTTCGTGATACGAGAAATTTTTAGTAGTCGTAACAACTTCTGTTAAGTTTACAAAGAATTCAATTCCGCCAATTTGATGCATAAAGCTTTCATCGAATTTTCCAATAAGAGCAACAAGATCTATCGGAACCTCAGCATCCTCTAATTCTCTCATCGCCTTGAAAATCACTTGATGCGTTGTTAAAGAAAACTGTTTTACCTTTAGCTGACAATCTTTAATTAAATCGCCTTCTTGGATGATGCTACCTAAAACACTTTGTTCAGCTTCTACATTACGGATCATATCGTTACTCATTTGGCCAACCACGCATTCTGTTGGTTAAGTACTGCAAGTTCTTCTTCTGTTGGAATGTTCTGCTCCCATGCTTGTTGCTGCTGTATTACGTTTTTAGTAGATTCCGATAGACCTTTTTGTTGATCAGGTGCTTTTGTCTGTTGCTGAGCTTTTGTTAATCGCTGAGCACGAAATGCTTTATCAGCTGCCTCAACATCAGTTACTGTTTTAAAGCCTTTAAGATGCCAATCTCTTAAAATCGTATTTACGTAAGACATGTTTCTGGTATTCTTCTCTAAAGCAATCTCCATAGCCTTAATAACTAGCTCTGCATTTAAATCATCTATCCAAGCATGAATACCATCTGCAATAAAAGGTGTAATCAGTCCGAAGTTTTGTTCGTAAAAAGAAATTGGATTAACCTCAACAACTTCTTCCGCGCCTGCGCGTTCTTCTTGTTGTTGTTCTTTTTCTTCTTCTTTTTCTTTTTCTTCTTCCTTGCTAGGGTCTTGGAAGCCCCTTATAAGCCCCTCCAAACGGACTGATAAATACTCCTTGATACGAGGAATTTTAAAATCTTGCTCTTTTTCTAATTGCAAACAAGTTTCATAGAAATCAACTAAAAAATCCTGGTCTTTCACAGATTGAATCTCTTTTAAAACACACTTTTCAATGTTTACATTTTTAATTGGATTGAATTTCAACCAATTGATTAAGAACAACTCTTTTGTTTTTTGGTTGTAATTAATTTTTCCGTATTCAGCAAAACGTTCTAATAGCTTCATAACAGTTTCACGGTTATATCCTGTATCAGTTTCAATGATACGAAGTGGAAGCTCATAGATTCCTGATTGAGACGTCTTACTGTTTGTCATCAAATATAAGTAAAAATACTTCTCCTCCGGTGTAAGATCTAAAACAAATGAATCCTGCCAAAATGAAACGTGTACTGGTCTATAAACTGCCATATTATTCATCCTCCCGTTTACATATCGCGAATCCGTCCTCTACACGTAATAAGCGATAATTCTTGTATCCTATTTTGAGATATTGTTTTACTAAGTAAATTAGGTGTTGCTCTGATGTTGCTGTTTGAAACACTTTAGGGTTCAGCAACACTCTATGTAACGATTTGTCTAAAAGCATGTAGCACACTCCGTTGTTATACGAATGCTAATTTGATATAATTAATCCTAAGATCTTTTGCAAGACCGTTTGTCTATCACTCTGCCAAGTGATAGATCTTTTTATTTTCTACGTGTTACTAACGAAGCGTTAACTCCTCTTGCTCTTAAATCTTTAATCACTACACGATAACTCATCGATGCCTCATGTTCTTCTTTTGTATCACGAAGCATTTTAAATTCCCTTATACATCGCTCTAGCTCTTCTTCCCAGTGATTTGATTCTTCAGTTGATTCTGCATTAAACATGTTATGAATACATTCACTCATACAGTTACGAATTTTATTCGCAAATGAAAAATCCCCAGGAAGAACAAGATCATGAAGACGATTGTTTTTATCGTTCATGAATTACATCTCCTTTCTAATTAAATTGATGCTGTACGCATCGTTACAACCAGAAAGAAACATTGTAGAGGTATGGGAGGAACAATCCCTTTCTGGTCATAACGACAAGCACAGTGGCTTGTCCAAATGATTTATATAATGTTATAATTGCTTTACGAAATTTTTCAGAGCTACTGTTGTCTAGGCGGTAGCTTTTTTATTTACCCATTTATGCTTCAAAATAAATGATGCTTCTATAATTTTGATTCGAATCCCCAACAATTTCTTCTCTTGTTTTAACTCAACTGTTTTTGAATCCCCATTAAGTAATTCTGCTATTTTAATTTCACCAGTTAGTTTTGCATCATATCGAATTAATTCCTTGTATTCTCTTAGACTCGGTTTCTTATAATCTACTGTCATTTTCCTTCCTCCCTTAAAGCACCTTTGTTAAATTCATTAAGCTATCCACCGATTGAATAATAACGTTCTCCGCCATAGCCTTTTGCAACCAACTTCTTTGTATTTGTTCCATAATGCCAAAATGAACTTGTTCAAGAGCTTGTACTACACATTGAGTAGCTTGGATTGTATCGAAGATTTCTTTTGCATGAACTGCATATTCATGTTTCTTCTTTTCATCATGCTTCCATGACCTTGTTGTAACTTGTAAATTCATAATTTCCTTTGCTGCCGCAATTCCCTCTTCAGCCTGTTTAATGTAGTTCATCAGTTGTAAATTAACATCTTGAGTTAAGCGTGGATCTGTAGGCGGTAACCCAACACCATAAATATGTTTGATCGCTTGTTGATTCAACTTCGCTCCTGTTGCATGGCACCAATCCATCGCAAGTTCAAATTCTGGTTTAGAAAGTCCAGATTCAATACGGGTTAATCTTTCATGTGTAATACCAAGGTACTTAGATAGCCCTTTCTTCGTTTTCAGCTGAACATTGTCACAACATTCTCTAGCATTCTGTAATAATTCTCCTATCGCTGAATTGCAGTATATGCTTGTTCCCATATCTGTTCTCCTCCATATTTAGTTTTCAAATGGTTACAATGAACTTAGTACATATGTAACTTGTCTACTTTTCGTATAAAAAGAGAGGAACTATTCCTCAACATTTGCTTTTACTTGTATCTCTTTGATGATGGCCCAACCAGCCTTGTAATATGCTTGACGGATTTTATCAATATCCTTTTGTGATTTTGGCTCAGGAGCCACAACATGGACTTTCGTTTTTCCAAATTCATAAGTCGCCGCATATTCTTCTTGTTGGCTCATGGTGTCACCTCTTGAAGTGCTTTTTATATGTTTATGCGACGGGTCTGTTGGTACTGCCATGTTAGTTGTTGGCATTTTTCCACCTACTTCCCACCATAAAGTATAAGATTCTTGTACTCTTGTACCTCAAATTAAATCCTTTATATCACGACCAAGAATAGTTGCTAATCTAATAGCCTTTTCAAGATTTGGATTACTATAACCATTTTCCCAATTACTTATTGTAGATTTTGTAACTTGCATTCTATTTGCAAGATCTTGTTGGGTTAACTTACTTTTTTTCCTAGCTCTAATTAATTTGATATTTTTGATCACTGTCTCGCTCCTTATATAAGTATTTTGTACTTTTATTATAAGTATAAGATTCTTGTACGTCAATACATTTGTACAATTATCTTGTACAAAGTTTTACAATCAATCTATATAAGGTACAATATCTTTGTACTTTTTATTAACGGGAGGTGCTAAAAATGTTGAGACAAAGACTAAAAGAAACGCGAAAGACGCGTAAACTCACTCAACAAGAATTAGCCGATAAAGTAAATACCACTAAAGGCACCATTAGTAACTATGAGAATGGTCATAGCACTCCCTCAAACGAAATGCTAAAAGATTTAGCGAATGTTTTAGGGGTAACAACAGATTATTTATTAGGAAGAGAAGATGAATCAAGAGTGTCTAATGCACTTCCTGATTTAAACAAAAAAGATACTCGTGATATCGCTCGTGACTTAGAAAAGACTTTAAAAGACTTAGAAAATAGCGAAGATGCTTTAATGTTTGACGGAGAACCAATAGACGAACACACAAAAGAAATGATTCGTATTTCTCTAGAAAACTCTATGCGCATGGCAAAACAATTAGCAAAACAAAAATTCACTCCAAACAAGTATAAAAAAGATTGA